CGGCCCCTGGCGCGCACGTCGGTGATCTCGCCATTCTGGCTGATCTCGATCGCGAGCTTGGCCTCCTGGTTGCCCAGCCAGGCCAGGCGGCGAGCGACTGCCTCGCCGATCTTGTCGCCTAAGTCGGTGCCCTCGATAAAAGTCTTGTTCAACCAGGAGCCGACTTCCCAGCCGGCGTAGCCTGCGGCGCCCACCGCGCCGGCGCGGCCCAGCAGGCCCATGCCGGCGCGCTTGAGCATTCCCGCCTTTCCGGCCTTGCCGGCGGTACCGCCGGCGGGCGAGCCGCCCCAGGCGTCGGGCGTCAGGCTCATATGCTTGTTGACGACATAGACGGGCAGCGGCAGCGGCATGCCGCCCAGTCCGCCGGCGGCGGCGGCAGCGCCCGCCTTGCCGAGGCCGCCGATCCCCTTCTGCACCTTGCGCGCCAGTACGGCGCCGCCACCGACGATGGCCACCCACTTGCCGATCTGCATCCAGCGATCGACGGTGCCGGGCTCGACGCTGTTGAGCGCGTCGGCCAGCGACTGGATGGGGCCGGACAGCTCGCCGTCGGCAAACTTCTTCCAGGAGGTGTAGAGATTCTGCATGGCGGCGCCGGAGGTGGCGGCGGCACGGGCGGAGTCCTGCATGGTGGCTTTGCCGTCGGCCTGCACCTGCATGAACTTGGTCATGGTGTCCAGACGGCCGGTGCGCATGAACTCGCCGCCGGCCTGGTTGAAGGCGCGCATGGCTTCTGCATCGAAGATCGCGCCCAGCTTGGTGCGGTCGCCCTTGGACTTCGCGACGATCTCCGTCATCAGTTCATTGATGGGCCGCAGCACCTTCTCGCCGGCGGCGAGCCGCTGCGGGTCGAACACCTGGATGCCGGCGACCTGCTGGAGCTTCTTGATCTTGTCCGGATCGGTGAGGGTGCGCAGCAGTGCCTCGAAGGCGGTGGCCGCCTGCTCCGAGCTGCCGGTGCCCATGCGGATCATCTGGAGGGCGGCGCCCATCTCGGTCAGCGCCTGGGTACCGGCGCGGCCGGTGGCGGTGTAGGCGGTGATCACGCGCGGGCCCAGGGCGGCCAGGTTCTGCAGAGTGAACGCGCCTTCCTTGCCCTGGACGTTCAGCAGGTCGATGGACTTGAGCACATCCGGGGCCTTGACGCCCATCTTCTGGAACTCGGCCAGGATCTCGCCGATGGCACCACCCTCGGCGCCGGTGGCCTGGATGGCCAGGCCGATGTTGGCAATGTTGTCGCGGGCGAACTGAAGGTCGCCGGTCTTCTCGACGATCGCCTCGATGGCGGCGGTGATCTGCGAGGGGTCGACGCGAATCTCCGGCGCCTGCGCGGCCTCGAATATCTCGCGCTTCAAGCGGGCGATATTGTCCGCGCCGACGTTGGCCTGGATGCCGAGGCGCGTGAATCGGGTTTCCAGCGCCATCACCATCTTGGCGGAGCCGATGCCGGCGGCGCCGGTGAGCAGGCCCGTGTAGCGGTTGCCCATGCGGTCGAGCATTTGACCGGTCGACGCGGCGACCGACGACAGACGGCGCATATGCCGTGCACCCGTCTGCGAAAACCCGGCGAGGGCCTGCGTGTAGCGCTTTGCGTTACGTTGCAGGTTCCCCGTCAGGTTGACGATTACGCTTGTCTTGAGGTCAACCATGTGCGGAGGTATCGATACAGTCGCCGTTTACTGAGTCGATGGACGGCATCAGCCGTCCAGTGGGTGCGATCGCCGATGTGCGGGATCAGGCTGTCAAACAGCCTCGCCTCCGCTATCAGATCGCCCCCGATGCGCCACCGCCTGGAGCGCTTCGATCTCTTCCACCTGCTCCAGCTTTTCGGCATCGTTCTGCAGCTGAGTCATGTCATCGGTGTGCAGGGTCTTCATTGCCACCAACGGGAGCGGGCCGGAAATCGGGCCGATGACTTTGACCTGGCGGCGCAACACATGGACGCCGACCATCGTGGGTGACGGCACGAACTGCGGCTCCATGCGGCCTTCAGCGTTGGGGAACACCACCAGCTTTTCGGATTCCTCGTTGGCCTCGATCACGTCGCCGGCGTTGGCCTCGCGCAGGACATAGTCGCGATACACCTCGTCGCCGACCTTGTAACCGTGCTTCAACGTGCCTTTGATTTCAGCCATCGCTTATACCTCCTTCGCGTCTTCGAAAAGGAAGGTGGCGTCAGCCTGGCCGCCGTCGGAAACCTCCAGCGTTTCTTCCAGGGTGGCGCTGATGCAGATGTAGTGGTGGCCGAGATTGGTATACACATCGAGCGTGGCGCCGTCGATGGCATTAAGATCGCTAACCCGCGTGCCAGCCGTGATGAGCAGCTTGGTTTTTAGATAGCCGGGGTCTTCCTCCGACGTCCAGTAATTCTTTCCGCCGTGGCGCTCGGCGGACTTCTTGTCGCCGGGCAGCTTGATCGAGCCTTTGTCGCTGGTGGCGAGGATCGTGCCGTCCTTGCGCACTTCGAGCTTGGAAACAAGAGCGGGCATGGGATGCTCCTTTAGGTGTATGACTCAGTGCGAATCGCAATGATGCCGAGGGGATTGACGTGGCGCGGGCGGTCCTGCACGTTGAGGCGGGTACCGTTGTCCGGATCGATGCCGACCAGCAGTTCGGCCTTGTAACCGTCGTAGTCCTGAACCCAGGCATCCGATTCCATCGCTGCATATTCACGCAACAGGATGCCGGTCGCTGTTTTCGGCTGCATGACCGGCTGGCCCACTCCCGGCTTGGCCTCATCCTCCGCCAACAGGTGACGGGGGTAGTTGGCGAAGGCGACAATTTTGCGGTAGCGGATACGTTCCTCCAGCTCAGGGGTGTTGATGAGCAGGCGCGATTCGTCGGCCAGTCCCTGGGCATTGGTCTGGTACATGGTGATCTGCCATTCCAGGTAGACCGAGCCATCGGTGCCCACCGTGTAGGTGGAGATGCCGTCATAGAGGTGCAGGTTGCGCTCGGCAGGGTCCCACCGGTCGCTCAGTGCAGGCGCCAGGTAATAGCCCTCGACGTTCGGCAGATTGAGACCGCGCATCTGACGGGCCGGGTGGTTTACCAGCGCCGGCGCTGCGACGATGGCGTTCAGCGCCGCCCAGATCCACGTCGGGGCCGGAGACAGGTTGGTGCCCAGGCAGGTGACGTGGGCGCTATTGCGGCTGCCGCCGAACGTGCTGGTGTCGGTGTGATTGCCGCGTCGCGCCACGAACGTGCGGAAGCCCTGCTGGGCCGGAGGCTGGAAGCGCAGGCCAGCCTCTGTCTCCAGGGCGGTCATGTTGGCCGCATCGGTGTAGGGCATGCACACGTAGTTGAACCATTCAGAGCCCATGCCGGCGATGGCGTCGGCAATGTCGGGGTTCGTGGTGCCTCCCGCCATCGGAACGATGGTGATGCCGACACCGGACGGAACGGGCTCATCGAAGTAGCTGACGCGGATGTCGATGTTGTTGCCTTCCTCGCCCTTGTGGCGAGCGGTGAAATTCACCTTCGCCGTGTCAACACCGTCGACCGCCGCCGTAATCGGCAAGCGAGTGTCCGCCGCCACGGCTGCCGCCAGTGCAGTGGCTATCTCGGCGGCAGTATCCGCGGCGATGACGCCAACTTTGACCACGCGGCCGCCGGCGTACACCCGCAGCGTGCCAGACCCCGTCGCCGGGCCGGCGAACGCCATGCTGCCGGTAGCGGCGACGGCTGCGGCATCATCGTCCAGGCCAATGCCCCACACCTCGAAGAAGAGATTCACCTTCTTCATCACGCGGAACATCTCGGCGATCATGGAGCCGCGTCCCCAATACAGTTCGGCTTGCTCGGCGGACGTGACGCGGCGCGCCTCCCCGGCCGGGACGGTACCGGTCGCCAGGCGCTGTCCATAGACCACGCCCTTGAACTGTTGTGCGCCGGCGCCACCCAGGGTGTGCAGCTCGATCAGCGTGCCCGGCAGCCGCAGCTGGTCCGGGATGTAGTCAAACGTAATGTTAATGGGCATCACTCACTCCTCACGCGTTGTTGGTGCCAGGGGCGCCTTTGTTGGCTTGTTTCTTCTGTGCCTTCACGGCCTCCTCGTGGGCTTTGCGGGCCTCCGCCTGAGCGGCGATCCGAAAACCCTTCTCCCCCTGCTCGAATGCCTCGGCGGTCGTGGGCACCACAGAACCGTCGCGCAGGCGCTTGGCCCAGTACGGTGTCTTGTTCACCTTGGCGCCGTGCGGAGGCATGACGGCACCACCCCGCTCAGGCATGCGGACCGTTGACTTCGGATTCGTCGGCTTGAGGTACAACTCGCTCATGGGCTCACTCCTGCGGATAGTTGATTTCTATATTGAGGTCATCGGTATCTGCATCGCCGACCTGTTGGGTATTCGAGAACGTCAGGAACTCGTGATAATCAAGAGGCATGTCCGGGACAGTGACGCTAGATTCCACTCTGAACACAGCCGCGGCTAGTCCGAGCTGGCGCCACGCAGCGTCGCGATCGAGTCGAACGCGGAGCGCCTTGTAACTATTTCTGGATCCCGGCCCGGCCAGTGCGGCGACGCTGCTCACGATCTCGTACAGGCCGATCGCGTCACCATCACCACGGCGTTGCGCCTGGTGGCCGCGCGAGTTCTTGGCCAGGCACAGAACGCTGAGTATCCCCCTGGCGCGGTGGCCATCGAACTCAACAGACTCAGCGACCACGTACACGGCAGGCGCTGTGCCCACCAGGTTGCGGATCGTCTCCGGCGTGATGTCCGGCATGGAGTCGACAGTGCGCAAATGCGCCTTGAGCGCGCTTCCGTTGACGACGTCAATCAGTCCCTGTTCGAGTTCAGTGAGCATCAGTACTTATCCCACGCATGCCCGCTGACGCCGGTGCGCAGCACGGGGCGGCCGGTGGGCGTGGCGACGCCGGTATCCACCGGGCCGAGGCTGGCTTTGTTGTTGGAGATGTCGCGCAGCCAGGAGAT